AAAACCGCTATATGGGGATATTATAATCTTCCTATTAAAACAGTTACAGACATAAATAGTATTCTTACACAACAACAGCAACAACTTCACAAGACTAACTCTCAACCATTACCAAAGTTTGACTATATGAGAAGTAAGGACATACACCCAGAAGCACTTGGGAAATTCAATTTACAAGCAAGGAGAAGCATTACCCCACAAGGTTTTGCACAAGCATTTTATAAAGCTAATACTTAAATAAACCTTTACTTATATGAAAAGAGAAATAATAATACCAATCCTAAACGATGAGTATAAAGTGATTGTTTGCTGGGGTACTCCTGAGAAAATTAAAAAAGTAATGAAGTCATGGGGGCATCAACAACAAGATGTAGCAGGAGAGGTTGAGGATAGACGGGGTGTGTGTTTCTATACTAAAGGCTGTCATCCGTTAATAGCTATGCCAAGAAAACCAAAAACACCTACTGAAATTGGAACTTTAGCTCACGAGTCTGTTCATGCCATAGAGTATATATTTAATGCTATATCTGAGCCTACTAGAGGTGAGTTGTTTGCACATAGCGTAGGAGCTGTAGTAAGGGGGGCGTTAAAATAATATGTTTTATCCATATATAGAAAAACAAGGAATTAAACAATGGTTGCTAAATACATTCACACCTAGTATGTGGTTTAGACCTAAAGATTGTGAATGTAGCTGGCAGATATTTCAAGGTAAACTAATGTGGATAATTCTAGGCTTCTGTCCTAGGCATGATTAACTAAACCCTTACTTCTATGAAAACAAACACAATTGGTAAGACTTGTTGGGAAGCGAGCAAAAAAGAGACAATTAATCCTCAGTTTGAAGATCTCAGGACTACTGTTGCTGAAGATGCTGATTTTATTGTTCTCCGTATATATAAAAAACATGCAGAGACAATAATAACCACTCCAAGCACCAAGATATCCATTGAGATCACTAAAATAATATGACAGCTAAACAAAACACAACCACACAGCAACTTAAACAAAAGAAGATTAAATTCCTTAAATATTTTAGTGAAGTTCCAGTACAGAAGTTAGCAGCAGCACACATCGGAATGAACGAAGATTCCGTTAGTAGATGGAAAAAAGACGATAAGGAGTTTGCGGAGAAAGTCGAACGCACAAAAGCTGAGTGGGTATTAAAAAACGTGAGAGAGGTAAAAGACAAGCAGTGGTTACTAGAGAAACTAACAAGAGAACACTTCGGAAAGGAGGAGACACCAAGTAGTAATACATTTGAACAGAACAATTACTACAACTTAACAGATGAACAACTTAGACAAGTCATTGACGCCAAACTCAGAAAGCTTGGCCTTACTGGAAGCGATATCATTAATGGAGAACAGGATGGCACAGAACCCGCTGAAGTACTCGAAGGCACACAGCAAACAGACTGAGTTCTTTGCTTCAGACAAGCCCATTAGGGTGCTCTTTTGGGGCAACAGGGTGGGTAAATGTTTACCTCTAGATGCCCCTATTTTTATGGCTGACGGTTCAAAAAAGCAACTTGGTGATATAAAAGAAAAAGATAAGGTGCTAGCGGTAGATCTAGTCACATTAAAAACGGTTGAATCCGAAGTGTTAGAGATTAGTAGAGCAGGAAAGAAAACTGTATATCGATTTATTTTTGAAGATGGCGGAGAAGTTATTGCCTCAGAAGAACATGAGTTTCCTGTTAGGTTCGGAAGCGGCAAGCCAATTATTAAGAGGCGTGTTAGAGCTTTTCGTGACAGGAAGGTAAGCGTATCAAAAAAAACAAGATTTATATCTCCTCTAGAAATTCGGACATACCCTCAAAGCGCGCCGTTTATTGACCCTTACTTGTTGGGATTTCTTCTCGGTGATGGTTGTATCTCAAAACAAAGCATTCGTTTTACTTGCGCTCAGCCCGATATACTTGAAAGAGTAAGCACAATTTTACTAAAAAATAATTTTGGTATAACTAAAATAGGAAAGTTTGATTATCACATTACAGATAAGTTGTGGAAACCTACAAAAAGTCATAGGCTTAAAATCTTATTGTCAACTTATAACTTAAATGTTGATAGTCACCACAAATTTATTCCTAAAGTTTGTTTTAGCTGGAATAGAAGTAATAGGCTTTTGTTACTGTCAGGTCTAATTGATACAGACGGGTCATTAAAAGAGTATGTTACTGTATCTGACCTATTGGCTGATGACTTTCGCAGACTTGTATCTTCGGTTGGAGGTAGGTCAAACATTAAGCATTATCAAACGAAGAACCGTATTTATTGGAGATTAAACGAGTTGTTGCCATTAAGTGCTGATTATAAACAAATGATAAGTAAAAGACAGCCACTTTATACAGATAGAATTGTTAGGTCTGTTGAGGTTGTTGGTGAGGTTGAGTGTGGGGATATTACTATTGCTCATAAGGATCATGTTTTTATATCTTATGACAGCGTTATTACTGGTAATACAGAAGGGTGTGCTCAAGAGGTAGTGCGCTATGCTTTAGCAGATAAACCCAATGTTCATGCACCTATTGAGATATGGTGTGCATGTCCATCATACGATGTGCAGAAGGAAACTACCCAAAAGAAATTAGAGAGATATATCCCTAAAGATGCCATAGACGGAAATCCTGTCTACATCAAATCTGGTACATGGGGGGAGATAAAGCTTAAGAACGGCACAAGGATTAACTTTAAATCATATGAACAAGGCAGAGAGAAGTTTCAGGGAGCAGGGAAGAGATTAATATGGTTTGATGAAGAACCACCTAAGGATATCTGGGAAGAGTGTGTAGTGAGACAAGAAGCAGGACAGCCGCTAGATATCATCATGTCAATGACACCCATTAAGGGTATGACTTGGGTCTATGATGACTTATTTATGCAAACAGGCAGAGAAGATCTATTTATCTCTGAGGCCTCTTGGGACGATAACCCGTGGCTCACTGACAGACAAAAGGAGCTGATGGCTGCTAACCTTTCAGATGAAGCAGTGGAGGTAAGGCGTTTTGGTAAGTTTGTTAAAAGGGTAGGGCTTGTTTGTAACTGGTGGGATAGAGAGAAAAACCTAATGGAGTATGACGTAACCCCACCATATGACTACTATGAAGTATTAGACGGTGGGTTTTCTGATCCAGCAGCATGGTTACTTTTAGGTGTTGATAATGACGGAGATTTGCATGTTGTTGATGGATTTAGAGAGAAGGGGTTATCTGATGGGGAGATTGTTTCCAGACGGAATCAAAAGAGTACAGGTCTAAGAATCATCAAAGGATGGGTAGATTATCCAGATGAGAGATTACAGGGCAATCTCCAGAAGCTGGGGATGAGTCTTGAGCGTGTAGAGAAGGTAGTTGGTGATACGCAGGGTTGGGATGAGCTTGTAGCTGAGAAGTTAGCAGAATATGGAAAGATGCAAAGAGGAACAGGCAAGCCAAGGTTGTTCATCAATAGAAAGCTTGACTGGTTAATCCAAGAGATAGAAAACCTTACCTGGTTAGAGATTAAGAGGCAGGGGGCGAGCGGGATAGAGATAGTCCCTAAGTGGGACGATCATAGAAGATTTGGACACCACTTCGATGGATTAAGAGCTCTTGGCTATTTCGTAACCTCGTTTACTAAAAAGTCCGATGATACAAGCAAGGTAGCTACAACCAACAGGCAGATGCAGAGCAAGTGGAGTATTTAGCTACTCACCTCCACCATCATCATGGTCATCGTAAGTAGGCTGGATCAAATACTTAGCCCATTATGGGCTGTATTATACCAAAAACAGCTATTGATAACCTCTTCTCCTACTAAACTACACTCTTTCTATGGCCAATGTGTTCGGTTATAACATCAATAATCCAGTTACAGGTAGTTCTAATCCATTTGAGTTTGGTGTTTCAGAGGGTATTGCTGGTGCTATAGGTAGACCAACAAATGACCTTATCCCTAATAATGTCCAGAATACAATAGCTAGAGCTAATCCCGTAGCAGGAGCTGTGAACTTAGGCTCTAAAGGAGCACAAAGCTTCAAGTCAGCTCCTACCAGAACCTCAGGGGTATTAGGCACAGCAACTAGTAGTGGAGGGAGTGGTGCAACACCAGGATCAAATCCAGGGCCAAACCCTAATCAGGGGATGAGCTTTGATGATGTATATAAAAAGTATTATCAAGGATGGGACAGAGCCGCAGCAGAGCCAGATTTTAAGGCAACAGGTGGACCAGCAGCAGCTCGCCAGTCAGGCCCTTCACAAGATGACATTATGCGAGAGATTGAGGGACTATATGGTGGGTCAAACGACTATCTAAACCAAGCAGAGGGTGCAATCAGAGCAGATTACCCAAACGCTATGGCTGAGGCAGAATCAATCTTTAATACCAACCTTTCCTCTCTGGGTAATTCAAAACAATCAGCCTTTGATTCACTAACCCAACAGTCCAACAAAGCAACCTCAGCCAAAGAAAACGCTCTAGCAGCGGGTAGAAGACTCTTCCAAGAGCAGCAGATGGGTGCAAACCAGAGATTTGGTGGTTCATCTTCAGCAGGTCAGGCTTTTTCAGAGATTCAAGCTAGAGAACAGGCCAGACAGTTTGGAGAAACAGGGAGACAGCATGCAGATATAACTAATCAGATTGAGACTCAAAGAAATAATGTAGAACGAGAGTTCCAGACAGGCAAACTACAGCTTGAACAACAGAAACAGTCAGCCGTTAGTCAGGCTACCAGAGACTTTCAGAACAAACTACTCCAAATCTCCCAAAACAGGGCACAAATTGGTGAGGCTAAAGCACAAGCAAGACTAGGTGCACTACAAGAGCTAAGAAACCAGGTCTTTTCTATTGAGCAACAGAACACACAGTTTAATCAACAGTTGTCTATGATGAGAGAACAGGCTAACTTGCAGCTTCAAAACTTTGGCCAGTCAGCTTCAGGAGCAACAAGCCAGGCTTCAAGCTTAGTAAGCGGATATAACCCACCGATTACATCTCAATATGGTGCAGGGGCAGGTTTAGGACAACAGCAACCACAACAACCCCAGATGATGGGTCAGATCTCAACCTCAAGAAGACCTGATGAGTATCAATTTGCTTAGTCATTGATAACCTCCTTCATATTTAGCATATCGTCTAAGCATGGACCCACGCTTATCGGAAAAGAGCTTAAGAACCGTAATTAGTGCAGCAGTTGAGAGATTTACCCCCAGACAAAACCCTGTTGAAGCTTTCAAAAACTATATGAATCCTCCAGCACCAGTACTAAAGCCAGGCGGACCATGGAGAGAAGTTAGCCCTACTCAGACACCACAGCCAACAGCCACACCACAAGCAGTTAGACCTGTATACAAGCCAGTAAAAGGCAAAGGCAGAAACCCGGACTTTCATAAAAAACCGATGACACCTCAAGTACAGCAGGCGATCCAGGCAGCAGCAGGCGAGTTTGGCGTACCAGATTCCCTTTTGTATGATATAGCCTATTCAGAATCAGGATTCAGGCCCGATGCTAAGAATGAAACCCCTGAGGGTAAAGCAGTTGGTGTGCCTGTAGGACTATTCCAGTTTACACCAGGGACATGGAACAATGATTTATATAACTATGCTCAATCCTCAAAGACTACAATAAAAGACCTTAACCCAAGAGTAACCCCCAGAGAGGACCCCGTAGCCAATGCCAGGGCAGCAGCTTATCTTATTAAACACGGACAGCTAGCTAAGTGGGATGCGTCAATTTCTAACTGGGGAAGATTCTATGAAGATGATGAGATAGCAGATTACTATTCACAGTCTCCAGGACACTCTAAAAGGAGAAAGCAATGAATCCCCTAAGAGATAGATACCTACAAGCAAAAGCTCAGGCAGCAGGACAGGCTATTAATAGTGTTGCGCAAAGAGTTGGTAGCCTACCCCAACAGTTCCAGGCATTAGGTCAGTTATTTAACCAGGGGTTTCAGGACAAGACACCTATTAAACAAAGAATTGCCAATAACAGGCCGTATATAGAACAACAGGTTGCAGCACCAGCCACGAGAGCTGTAAATAACTTCATAGATAGAGTTCCTAACATTTTTTTAGGCCCTACAGCACCACTTGCTAGACCTGCTATGAAGTTTGTAGCAGAAAGTGGGATCGATCAGCTAACAGGTGCATCTGCTCTTAGAGGAATGGAAGCTTTAACTAGTAGAGACAGACAAAAGGAGCTATATAACCAAGGACCATTAGGGGTTGCAGGTGGAGTCAGTGATGTAGCAGGGCTTATACCCTTTGTGCCAGCAAGGCTCAAGGTCACACCAGGCCTTACAAAAGGAGTAGCTAAGCTTACCAACGGAAAAGCAGCCAAATTAATATCTAAGATCCCAGAAAGGATTGATCCTCTACTAAAGGAGACAGTAGGGATTAAGTTAAAGAGAGAAGTTCCTCTAGCCAAACAATTAACAAAATCGATCCTTGAAACACCGCAGCAAGTCCAATTAGGATTGCAGCTATCCCAGCAAGGGCAACAATCAATTCGTAGTATGCCAGCAGGGGGTTCTTTTGGTTCATCTGAAAAGATTATATCGCAAGTGCCTAATCCAACAGATCCATACTTTAACGTTAACAAGCTGAAGATCGGTAAAAAAGGGAAGGCACAGGTAGCTAAGGTAGTTGAAGAGGTCAAACCACAGATAGAACAGCTTGTTGGAACAAAACTATCTAACAAAGAAGCGGTAAACCTTGCAAATAACTCAGCAAGCCTCTTACACAAGACTGTTACAAGGCAGGAAACCCTAGCTTGGGAAGCAAAGATGTTAAAAGCAAGGCAACTACTGGCAGATCAGGCACAAAATGGGGCCGTAACTCAAGAGTATATAGATAATTTACTAGCTATTAAGTCTCAGGGTACAGACATAGCCAGAAAACTACAATCTCTAGGGGTTGGGGCTGACCCACAAACTATAACAGCAAAGCAAGCGATCTTAGAATCGGTCCTTAAGCTTAATTTAAACACAGATGAGATCTTAAGAGCTGCAAAAGGCGTTGATTTTAACGACTTGAGGCAGGCAACAGAGTTTTATAGGAAGTTTATTGCTCCAACCAAGGAGGACTGGCTGGATTTAGTTAGATACAACTCAATGCTTTCATCTCCTAATACCCACATTATTAACACATCCTCTAATTTTCAGGGTACAGGGATAGTTGCACCGATAGAGAAGACATTGCTGGGTGGTGTGGATTTTCTTAAGTCTACTGTTACAGGTGCACCAAGGCAGTACAAGACAGGCGAAGGGCTAGCTTATGCTAAGGGATACTACTCAAACCTAAGAAACGCCTCTCATAGATTCTCTGAGGTTATGACAGGCAAGAGAATGAATATGAATCCAGACCTTAGGAAGATTCCCTTAACTACAGGTGGTACGAAAAGACAGGTGGAAAACGTTCTATCCTTTCCCTTAAGGCTTCTGGAGGGTATGGATCAGTTCTTTACTACCCTTACAGAGGCTGGAGTCAACCGTTCTTTAGGGTACAGACAATCAAAAGGGATAAAGGTATTAACTCCAGGTATTAAAGCTCAACAAGAGGCTGCACAGAGGCTATTTAGGGGGGAACTCAGCCCTGAGGGGCAAGGCTATGTGTTGGGTGTTCTGGATGCAGGAGCTAATGTTATAATGGCTTTCAGGAATCACGACAACCCAGTTGTTAGGACAATAGCAAAGTACACTCTGCCGTTTGTTATGACTCCTACCAATATCGCCAAGCAGGCGGCGGAGTATACGCCCTTAGGTTTCTCAACAATGGTTGGGGCCTCAAATAAGGCTGAGCAGTTCACAAAAGCACTAATGGGGACATCTATTGCATTGGGTGCTGCAACACTTCTTGCTAGTGACAGGTTAAGCTGGGCTGAGCCAACTGACGCAAAGAAGAGAAACGCCTATAGAGCAGCAGGACTACAACCATATTCTGTAAAGATCGGTAACAAGTGGGTATCATATTCAAAGCTTCACCCTGCAGTAGCTTTTAACTTAGCAATTGTAGCAGCGCTAAGGGATGCAAACGATAACCAAAGGCTTGGAGATGGGGAGGTAGAAACTGTCTTAACAGGACTTACTAAATTCGTAAACTTCTTTGCCGATCAATCATATGTCAGAAACATAGGCGACTTTGTTGCTTCAACTAAGGGGGATGTCGAAGGGCCTACAAGATACCTCTCAAACTATGCTCAACAGAATATCCCCTTCAGAGCCTTGATGGGTTGGGTAGCAAGACTTACTGATCCTTATCAAAGACAGGTAGATCATGATGGAGCCATCCTGGAAAAACAGCTACAACAGCTAGCAACACAGATTCCTCTACTATCTCAAACTGTACCAGCCAGAGCAGATGTGTTCGGCCAGCCTATTGAAAATCAGAACAGAGGATTAAACGCCTTTTCCCCTGCGAGGGTGACTACAGAAGAACCCAATAACAAGGCTATATATGATGGAATGGTAGAAAAGTCCAGAGAAACAAAGATGGTTAATGATGTTAAAAAGCAGTTAATGGGCGGGGCAGAGCTTGACTCTTCTGGTTTCCCCCAAGGGAGCATTGTTTCAGGAGATGGGTTAGCATCACCAGACGATCAACAGACACCACAAGGCAACACAAGCTTCAATATAGGCGGGGTTGAGACCCCTGGTGTTGTTGTAGGCAAGAAGTTTGTATATATGGATGAGGAGTCAGGCGAGGTTAAATCCACAACTGTCTCAGCTCTCAAACAAAAAGAGCTTTCGTACGATAAAGAGCTCACAGATGCTCGATATGGACTGTTATCTGAACAGCTAAAAAGAGCCAACGATCCTAAATCATGGGTTGAGACAACCGAGGGGTATATCTCCTACCTTGAGAAATACAAAGAAAAGATCACGGACGAGGCAGCGCAGATAAGGGTTCAAAACAAGATCGAGGATCTCAAGGTATCAGTAGGCAAGTATAAAGGGCAGGGTGGATTTAAGAAGGCAAAAAAGCCTAAGAAGCTAAAGATCACCAGAGGGAAAGTACCATCATTTAAGATCAAGAGAGCCAAAGCTATAAAGGTTAAAAAGCTTAGATTAAAACAGATCAAACTAGATGAGCCAAAGGGCGCTGAGAACGCCAAGAAGATCACGCTGAAGTTCTAAACTAGCAATAGCGGTCTAAGTGTGGTATATAGCACTTAGCCATAATGATTAAAGCTGCCATGGTAGATGATTCCTTCATAGAGAAGGTTATTATTGTAGGTAATGTTGAGAGGACTGTCACGACCGGGATGGGTAAGAAGATGTATTCCTGGTCTAAATATGGTGGTGCTAATTTCGGCCTTGTTCAAGAGAATAAAACAGAGGAGTGGTCATGTCAGGCGTGTGGTGAATCCCAGCTCTCAGAGCTTCCAGCATATATGTTTGAATTCTCCGAAAATGAGTTTATGCGTATCTGCTCTATCTGCCAGGCTAAGAAGCTCATTAATCACATCAAAACGCTGGATGAATTATTGTCTCAAGTACGAAAGATAATGGATCCGTGGTACTAATCCTTGAATACCTCTACCCCTCTCATGTTCTACTAGCCTTATGGCAGTTAGAAAAAGCAAGTTTAAACCCATTAAAGTACATAAAACTGAAGAAGAAACATTAAAAGAGGTTATCTCCCACTACAACACCTGGAGTGAGGATGGGGAGCACCGCCAAACCAGAAAGAACGGCTATGATGATGTTACCGATGCCTACTATGGCAAACTCCCCGCAGACTGGCCTTACCTATCTAAAGTTGTAGACCCAGTGCTTCGAACCACGATTATTGAGAAAAACGCCAGATTAATGAACGCCAAGCTCAGAGGCAGGCTCGTACCCCGTGAGGGTAGTGATGTGCTCTCTGCGAGGCTAAATAACGCCCTTTTAGACTTCCAGTGGGATAACGCTAACTATGGCGGGTCGATGCTTGAGAAGTGGTCGATCGTAGAGCAGGACACAAGACTTTATGCTTCAAAGTTTGCAGAGGTTATCTGGAGATATGAGGTTGATGGTGATGGCAACTGTATCTTTGAAGGCAATGAGTTTTTACCATTGGACATTAGAGATTGCGGGATGGACCCTAACGCCTCACAGATTAGAGATGCTAAGTGGTTTCAGCAAAGAGAGTGGTTAACCATTGATGACATGGATAAGGTTAGCCAGGCTGATTCAAGCCCTCTTTTCCCAGGACTGGGCGCGCTAAAGGCTAGGATGAAGGAAGGCCAATCGGATAGAAGAGATACCAAGTGGAGCAACAGGATCTTAAGCAACAAAGGATTAGAAGACCGTATGGGGGATGATAAAGCCTTCCCTGTATTAGAGGTTGTGACCGAGAAAAGACCTGATAGATATATCACCTTCTCACCTGTCTACAAGACCATCCTAAGAGATATCCCTAACCCACATAAACACAGAAAGATCAATGTTATCCAGCTTAGATATTACGCTATTCAGGGTGATCCGCTAGGCGAATCAGATGCAGAATCAGTACTTCCTTTATGGAGAGCTATTCAGGCCTGTCTTAACGGCTATATGGACGGAATGAACAAGAGGCTTAGCCCTCCCAAGATCGTGCTGGACGGCAGGGCAAGGATTGAGACCATAATAGATGCGCCTGATGCGATGTGGATTGTTGACCAGACTGATGCGATCACCGAGTATCAGCAGGGAAGAGAATCAGATGCTACGTTCCAGCAGACGTTTGGAGCCTTAAAAGCAGCCTTTAATACAGCTATGGGTGATTTATCTCAGGGGGTTGGTGGTGTTGATCCGTTTAACCCTGATAAAACAGCAACCGAGATTAGACAATCAGCCAAACAGCAAAACTCCAGAGACCAGAAGAACCAAACATCAATCTCTGCGGCGATCCAAGACATGATGAGTATGTGGCTATCTAACAACGAACAGTTTCTTTTTGCTGATCCTGATAAAAAGGAGTATATCCTTGAAATAGTAGGCACTGAGCTTTTTAACTACTTCCAAAGAGCAGGGCTTGATGGAATGGAGGTGACAGAGGACTCAATGAACATGATAGGCGAGATAGTTCAAGCTGAAGGGGGCAATATGTCTGATGATGACATCATGTCCCTTTATGAGGCTGGAAAAGTGCCTAAATACCCTGTATTTGATAACCCTGATGAGCAGGACCCAGAAAAGCTTACATACAGGCCTAAGATGAGGATGAATGATATGGGAGATGGAGCAAGCCTGTCTCTTACACCAAGTGATCTTAATGGAACCTTTAACTACATCCCTGATGTTAAATCTATGGCCTCAGGTGCGGATATAGAGTTACAGAACGCCAGACAGCAAGCATTAGATACTTTATTAACTAACCCGACAGTGCTACAATTGCTCCAACTTGAGGGGGTACAGCCTCAGATCAAAGAAATTTTAATCAGTGTCTTTGAAGATACAGGATTAAAAGATGCAGAACGATTCTTCACACAGAACCAAGCTATCCCAGGCGCTCCAGCGGGAGGAGGACCTCAACAGGATCTTCAAACAGGTGGAATTCCAGCGGAGCTTGCAGCCACTCTTGGAGCTGGAGCAAACCCCACAGCCACTGGACCGAGCCAACTTCCCCAGCCTGGACAAGTTCCTGGAGGCGCAGGACCAGCAGCTGGCCAAGTACAAGGTGTACCAGGCCTTGCTTAAACTCTTTACCGAATCCGAGAGCAGAGCTCAGGTACTCAGAAAACAGCTTGAGTCACCAGAGAAGGATTTTTCAGTAGGAAACTAGATGGACAACAAACTACCCCCAATACCAGAGGACTCATACGATGGCGAGAAGTTTGAGGCCCCTATACCCAAAGTTGGCTCCCTCCCTATAGGATGCGATCATAGAAACAAAGTTACCATTGTAGGGACAGAAGTCAGGTGTCAGTGTGGCACAGGATGGCCTAGTTCTAACACCGCTGAAGCCCTAGATCTATATAACAAACTCACCTCCTCTTGATAACCTCCGTCCGATGTGCATTACCCTCTAGCTATACTGTTGAGGCGTTGTAGCCTCTTAACTTAACAGAAGGCAGTAAATAAACCACGAAAGGTGGTGCAATCTTAAATAGATAATCAAACAAGGCAGGATAGTACCGAAGGGGAACCGGTCGTAGAATTGCCAGCTACAGAACAACCAACAGAGCAGGTCGAGTCTCTTCCCGAGGGCGCGAAGGAAGAAACTAGGGAGCAGTTTGAAAAGTTGAAAGAACACAACAAGCAACTCTCCGAGAAGCTCAAGAAATTTGAGCAACAACCACAGTTCAACTCTGTGTTAGATGAAATGCCAGTTCAGTCACAAACATTTAGTGATCTGACAGCTTCGCAGGCTGAAGATCCGCTTAAAGGTTTAGTGGATGAAAATGGATATATCGACCAAGACCTTTTAGCCCGAACAGTCAAGGAGGCCAAAGAGGCAAAGGATAGAGCGATGTTAGCTGAACAGCGTATCGAGAAATTTGAGGAAACTCAGCTCGTGCGAGATGTTCATGCTAAACATCCAGCCCTAGATCCTTATAACCCTAGCTTTAATCGTGAGTTTTACGACTCTGTTAAACAAGAAATTGGAACACAGCTTAAAAGAGGGTATCAGGATTTTGCAGCAGCAGCCGATAAGGTCAGAGCAGAGCTGGAAGCTAAATCCCAAGCCACTAATCCCCAAGAGGAAGAGGCAAAAAAGGTCATCTCCCAAAGAGAACAAGCCAGTACGTTAAGTACTAGCAGGGGCCCCGTAAATTCAGGTGAGTATGAAGACCTGGACGAAGGAATCCGGAAAGGCGACAACCTTTCAATAGGCCAGAAGCTGCAAGCTTCAGGTTACTAATTTCTAAGCAGAAAGAAGAGGTGATTTAAACGTTATCCGAGAGGATAACGGTATATAATATGGCATTTGGTTCACAAACATACAACGCAACAGATAGAAAAGAATCATTACTGAGCATTCTAAAGAATGTTTCTCCTAATGAAGATAACTATTTCGTTTCAAACTTAGGAAAAGCAGCAGCTGCATCTAACACACTCCACGAGTGGGTTACTTACAACACTGCAAGACCTACTTCCGTTACAGCCGCTATTGAAGGCTTCCAAGCATCTTATGGTGATTTGGATACTCCTACAAGAACTCAAAACGCAACAGCAATTGTTGACGAAGAGGTCAGAGTTTCTGGAACTATGAAATCAGTTGCAACCGCAACAGGTGAAAACCCATACGCTTTTCAAAAAGGCGAAGCTCTCAAGAGATTGAAAGCTAAAATGGAGTTCGTTACTATAAACGGTGCATTTGCTTCAGGTTCATCTGGAGTTGGTAGAGGAATGTCTGGTATTGGTGCGATGATATCCACTAATGTAACAGCAAGATCTTCTGGTACTTCATTTACTGAAACTGAGTTAAACGACATAATGCAAGACGTCTGGACTTCAGTTGGTTCAGAATACATTGCAGACTTAATCGTTGCTCCTATGGTTATTAAACGAAGAATCTCAGGATTTACTTCCAACCTTACTCGAAATATCGACGCTAAGGAAAAGAGGTTAACTAACGAGGTTAGAGTTTATGACACACAGGTAGGTCAAACCGTAATGGTTTTGGCTCACAAAGACGTAAACGCAGCAGCAGGAACATTAACTGTCTACGCTTTAAGAGAAGATACATGGAAACATTCCTTCTTAACAGGCAGAGAACCTCAATGGGAGGAGCTCGCTAAAGACGGAGATAGAGATAATGGAATGTATGTAACAGAGTTCACAGTTGTTGGATACGCACAACGTGCATCCGCAAGAAGAACTGGTTACGGTACAGGTCTTTAAGTTTCTTTACTTGCTCTAGTCATGCTCTAGGGCAGCCATCAGGCCTCCGCAAGGGGGCCTTTTTGGTGGTCATTTGATAACCTCCCCAAGGTGTGGTATATGCTCCGAGTCAGCATGTATGATCCACTAGCCTTTTTTGAAGGCCCAAGCGAGGAAGAGCTTTTAACGATTGTTTTCTTAGACAAACTAGCTACCAGACTAGGCAACCCCCCCGACCTTACATCACAAGCAGGACTAAAACTTATGGATGGAGTTATAGGGGTCTGGATGAAACACTTTCCTCAGGAAGCCAAAGACTGGGCACATGATGTAAAGATAGATCTGGAAAACGAGAAGTCGCTAAGGGATCTTAATAAAGACTCATTGGGACTATTTAACCCAGCTTCTTATCCCCCAATGCTTTTCAAGCTCATCAAAGCTATGTTCCCTGGTATGAAGGTTCAGCAAAAACAGGTCTACACCAAGCTAATCCAACTATACCCAGATTTATTTAAAACCAGTAACTACATATGAAGATTAATTGCTGCCTGATAGTTAAAGATGACACCGAGTACCCAAAGCTTGTTGATGCTGTTAGCTCTGTCCATCCCTTTGTAGAGGGCGTATATATCACCACCACAGGTAAAGAAACCTCAAAGATCAAGACCATAGAGGGTGTTCACCATTCACATTTTGACTGGTGTGATGATTTTGCAGCGGCTCGTAACTTCAACTTCTCCCAAGCTCCCAAAGATACAGAGTGTCTCTTCTGGATGGACGCAGATGACATCCTGGTAGGCGGTGAACAACTGCAAAAGTTGGCACAGCTTAGTAAGAAATATAGCAAGGATGTGGTTTTTCTCCCATATTGGTACGCCTGTACATTTGATGGAGAGCCGTCACTTAAAAACCTCATCGATATTGATGTTACCCAGATGAGAGAGAGGTTACTTAGGCCAGGGGTAACAACCTGGAAAGGGAGGCTCCACGAGACTCCTGTGCCTACAGAAGGAGTTAAAAACGTCTATACCTCTGTTAAATACACCGACAACCCTACTAAAGAAGGGGAATTTTCCATTGCCCTACTGCATACCGCCCAGGAGGTTGATCTACCAGAAAAGATGGAGAGAAACAAAAGGATTTTAGAGCTTCAACTGGAAGAAGAAAGAGCCAAGGGCGAAGCAGACCCCAGAACGCTTATTTATCTTATAAAGATCTACGCAGAGTGCGGGACCGAGGAGGAGTGGCAAAAGGTTTTGGTGATGGGGGAAGAGTATCTAACTAAATCAGGCTGGAATGAAGAGAGGGGATCAGCTTGGGAGAATATGGGGATAGCCTATGGATCACTAGGAGATAGCAAAAAGGCAGCAGATTGCTTTATGAACGCTATCAGGGAATGGCCGCACCAGATTATCTATTATCTAAGACTTGCATCAGCTTTCTACAACCTCAAGGACTATGAAGCAGTCAAACACTGGTTAGGGATCGCATCAGGTATGGATATAGATAAAAGGCTAACCTCTGGAACAACCAACTTTAAGGGTATCAAGGTGATGTTTGCCAAGCTACTACTTAATATGAACTATCACGCTGAGAAGGACACTAAAAAAGCCCTTGAAGCAGCACAATTACTATATAAGGAAGATCCTTCTGAGGAGAACAAAGAACAGCTAATCTTTTTACAGGACATAAATGCTCTAAACGAAGCTTGTGCCAATGTTGACCACCTAACCGAGTATCTTGATTCTATCGGAAAGGATGATGTAATTACCCAGATTCTTGACGTATTACCCGAGGCCATTACCTCCCAACCCTTCGCCCATCGCATCCGTCAGAAGGTGGCAAAACCCCGTTCGTGGGCATCGAACGAGATCTGCTACTTTGCTAACTTCGGTGGGAAGTTCTTTGAACCTTGGGCTGCGAATAGCCTGGAGACAGGCATTGGTGGCTCCGAGACTGCCGTAATAGAGCTGTCTAAGGAATGGGCAAAGATGGGATACAAGGTGACGGTTTACGGAGACCCTGGTGAAAGCTGTGGGGATCACGAGGGCGTCACCTATCTCCCCTGGTATGAATTTAACCCTAAGGACTTTTTTAACATCTTTATCCAGTGGAGGAGCTGGCATATGGCAGGAAAGATAAAAGCTAAAAAGTTTTTAGTAGACCTTCACGATATCTACTCAGTAGTTGATCTAAAACCAGAACAGCTAAGAGCAATAGACAAGATCATGGTAAAATCCAAATACCAGAGAAACCTTGCACCAACAATATCAGATGAGAAGTTTCAAGTAATTAGTAACGGGATACGAATATGAGTATTACGCCTAAGAATCACAAACTAGTATTCGCGAGTAGCCCAGATAGAGGCTTAGATGTACTGCTAGATATGTGGCCTGAGATAAAGGCTAAATTCCCTGATGCAACTTTAGATATAGCCTATGGTTGGGTTCTTTTTGATATGGTTGCGAGTGGCAACCCTGAAAGAATGGCATGGAAAGAAAAGATTATGGAACAGATCAAACAACCAGGGATTACAGATCATGGACGTATCGGGAAGAAAGAACTTAAGGCCTTAAGAGAATCTTGTGGGATATGGGCATATCCGACCTACTTTACCGAGATTAACTGTATCACAGCCCTTGAGATGCAAAGAGAGGGAGTTGTACCTGTAACTATGGCTCTAGCCGCCTTAAAAGAGACTGTGGGAGCTGGAGTATTAGTTGAGGGGGATATCTACGATAGGGAAACAAAAGAGAGCTACTTAAAGGAGCTGTTAGCCTTAATGGGTGATGAGGATAGGTGGAGTGAGGAGCAGGCTAAAGGAATAGAGTTTGCCAAAGTATATGACTGGTCAAAGATAGCCAAGGATTGGACCCAAGTTTTTGAACCTAACCCACAGGATATTAAAGTATCCATTGTTTCTCCTACAAACAGGCGTGGGTTCTGGAACATCATGGCAAATAACATAGCCAATCAAACATATAAAAACATTGAGTGGGTGATAGTTGATGATTATAAGCAGAACAGGGAAGAGACTGCTAAAGAGTATGCTAAAAAGTATAAAATAGACATCAAGTACTACAGAGGAAAACCTAGGAAAGTAAAAAGAACCTACGGGCTTGTTAACGCCAATAATACAGGGTTACTTCACTCACGAGGTCAACTGCTTGTCATACTTCAAGACTTCATTCTAATGCCTGAATCGGGCGTAGAACAGCTTGTATTACTGCATAAGCTTAATCCCAACGCCTTAATTGCTCCATGTGATGAATACTACGCTCCAAAGATCAAACCTAACACTGAGTCTGAGGATTGGTTTGACGGAGAGCTTGATGTACAAGGTGAGTTTATGAGAGGCAACATCAGGCTCAAAAACGAAGGGGTCAGGGAGTCAACTAACCCATATGAGTTTGAGCAGAACTATTGTGCAGTACCCAAAGCTATTGCCCAAGATCTTGGGGGATGGATCGAAGCGTTTGATGAGGGGTTAGGTTTCGACAATACGGAATTTGCATATAGGGCTTTATTGCTGGGATACAAGTTGTTAGTTGATGACACAAATGTAGCGATGTGCATAGATCATTGGAATACGCTCGTGGGCACACCCGAACATGGATTAGGCAGGGAGCGACGATTAAGCGACCCGAGGTTTTTATGGGTACAGCAAATGATTGAAGACGGGAAGCTCCCCCTGAAGATGACACAAGCACTTAACGACCAAATTGAGTTGATATATGAGATGCCTGAAGAGGTCCCTACGAAAGATGCAGTCAAGTGGATGAAGGCAAATATGGGGAATATAGCCTTGGGATGGATGGAGAAATACAACGATGGATTTAAATAAGTTTTGCAAATGTGGTTGTGGGGGCTTGGCTACTAACATATGAGGATTCTAATTACAGGAGACAAGGGGCTTGTCGGAACAAACCTTGAAGAGAGGCTATCCGCTAAGGGTCATGTTGTTTACGGCAATCTAGTGGAGCTTAAAGAGCCTCATCTAGTCGAGGAGCTTTTTCAGGCTTTAAAGCCTGAGGTTGTATATCATCTGGCAGCTAATGCAGCAGAAGCAAGGGGTCAGATATCCCCTATTGATATGACTCAGAACAATATCGGGATCTTTGTAAACGTTTTAAGATCGGCTATCAACAACGGAGTCAAAAGGTTTATCTATACCTCGTCTGTTGCGGTATATGGTGAGGCTACAGTTCCCTACAAGGAAGATGGAGAAACCATACCAAAGGATGTTTATGGAGTAAACAAGCTAGCTTGTGAGCAGATACTAAAGATCATGGCTAAGGTATATAACTTTGAGTATGTCATCTTTAGACCTCATAACATCTATGGACCCCACCAGAACATGAATGATCCATATAGGAATGTTGTTGCCCTTTTTATGCGAAGGCTGATAGAGAAAAAGCCATATAAGCTGTTTGGCGAGGGGCAGATGAGGAGGGCTTTTTCCTATGTTGATGATGTAGTTGATGTTTTAGTCGGGGCCTTGGACGAGAAGTTTACCAACAAAACAATTAATGTAGGTTCGGATAATGACATAAGCATTAAGGAGTTATCGGATCTACTGCAAAAGATTACTGAAAAATCTGTTTTTATTGAGTATGAACCTGCAAGACCACAAGAGGTCTCAGTGTTTCTTGCCGACCATTCCCTGCAAAATAGTTTGATTACCTATAAAGAGACTCCTATTGAGGAGGGGCTTAAGAAAACATGGGAATGGGTTCAAAAGACTGAGCTAGGGGAGATTGAAACAAAGGAGAATGAAATAAATGTTTAGACCAGGAATAGATCGTATAGCCTATGGTGGTGCGATGATCGGGCTTAGAGAATACTTTGCTATTGCCAAGGTGATTTTCTCACAAGGCGGTAAAAGATGGACTGTTGGACCTGAATCAGTAGCTTTTGAAAAAGAGCTAGCGCAGGTTGCAGGGGTAAAACACGCAACAGTTGTTAACTCAGGCTCTTCAGCCTTACTTGTAGCCCTTGCAGCACTTAAGCTTCCAAAAGGCTCAAAGGTCATTATCCCAGCTTGTAACTTCCCGACAGCCTTTAACGCCATCATCCAGAACAACCTGACCCCTGTTGTTGTTGATATAGACCTTAAAACCCTGCTTGTAGACCTAAAACAGGTTGAGTATGCCGTTAAGTGTTATCCAGAGGTTAAGGCGGTCATAGCTGTAAATATTGCAGGAAACACAGTCGATCTTCCAGCCTTAAGAAAGATCATGGGTAAAAGAAAGATCGTTTTAGATAACTGTTTGGCAGAAGGGACTTTAATAAAAACAGACAACGGAGATGTTCCCATAGAGAAAATTGAAGTTGGAGATAGGGTTCTTACTAGAAAGGGCTATAAGAAAGTATTGAGAGTCATTCCAAGAGGACAAAAAGATGTTATTACAAGATTTGGAGTTACCGCTACACCAGATCATCCATTTAGAACAACCAAAGGAAATAAGGTATTCTCAGAACTACAACCATCTGATATACTATACTTATGCAGGGAACAAGAATCATTTACAACGGAAACAAATATTATAGATACCCAAAGTCAAAAAACAGGGACAAAAGGGCATATTGGCATTGTTCGAGTAAAAGGAATGGATATTTACACCGCCACTTGTGGGAAGATAGAAACGGATCAATACCTAAGGGATACTTTATTCACCACAGAGATGGAGATTCACTCAATAATAAAGTCGAAAACCTTGAAGCAATCACTCCAAAGCAGCATTCTCAGTTACATTTCAGAGAAGATGGGAGATTGGAAACAGCGAATACAAACCTTAATGCAGCTAGAATCGAAGCTGCAAAATGGCACAAGTCTGAAGTTGGAAGGGAATGGCACAGTAGACAAAGTTTGGCTGGATGGAAAACTCGTAAAAAACACGAAAAAGAATGTATTATCTGCCATAAAAAATATCTCACATACTGGAAAACTAAATCAATCTATTGTTCAAGAAGGTGCAAAGCACAGGGTCAGAGTTTACGACTTAGAGGTTGAAGATGCACATGAGTTCTTCGCAAATGGATTGCTTGTGAAAAACTGTGATGGCTTTGGCACAACACTTAATGGTCAGTACGTTGAATCTTTGGCTGATGTAGCCTGCGTATCTTTCCATGCAGCTCATATTATCACTACAGGTGAGGGTGGAGCAGTACTTACAAATGATGAAGAGTTAGGACAAAGAGCCACCAAGCTTCGGGAATGGGGCAGGGCTTCAGGCACAGACAGGATATATAAATACCCTGGCTTTCCAGATGACTACAAGGAAAGATATGTGTATGAGGAAATAGGCTGGAATATGAAGCCTTTAGAGCTTCAGTGTGCTATGGGCAGAGTACAACTAAGAAGGATTGAAAGCTTTAAGGAGGCCAGAAGACAAAACTACTACAAGCTTTTTAACATCTTTCATGACTTACTTAAATTTCAGACTATCACCAGAATTCCTCATTCTGAGATCTGTTGGTTTTCCTTTCCTCTTCTGGTAAAAGAGAACAGAGGTAAGGTAATGGCTGAGTTTGAGAGAAACAACATTGAGTGCAGAACAATATTCTCGGGCAATATCTTAAGACACCCTGCGTATAAGAATACCGAACATATCCGAGTAGGAAAGTTACCCAATTCAGATATTGTGATGCGTGATGGAATGTTTTTAAGCTGTCACCCATCCTTAACTGATGAGATGATTCAGTTTATAGGGAAGGTTGCAAAAGACATATGATTGTCTATTATCGTCTTTGTTCAATAGCTTCAACTAACCCTTCGCCTATCTACCAAGAAGATAAATTCAGGTTAAACAAGCTATGTCTTAAATCCTTTGTGCAAGCTTTTAAGGATGTTGAGAATCTAGAGATTGTATTTCTTGCTGATTACTGTGGGGAAAGAGAGGAGGAAATGATAAAGGATCTATGTAATCCCTTTAATTTTTCCTTTCCTATCAAATACACCTATCTTCCCTTAAGCTTGGGGATTAATGAAACAGCCTTGAAGCAGTGGGAGTTAGCATCAAAGCAGGACGATGAGATAATTCTTTTTCTGGAATGTGACTACCTCTGGAATCCTGATATTGACGTTAATACATATATAGAAGCAGTCAAGACATTAGGGCTTGTTTCACCATACGATCACCCTAACTTTTACAGGCTAAGAGAGCTTCATAGCAAGGAGTGTGAAATAGAGCTTGTATCAGACTATCACTTCAGGTCTGTAGAACGAAATACCCTCACTTTTGGGCTTAGGAAGGATGTATTGCTAGCTAATCTGGATATCTTTAACAAGTATGGATATTTAGATGGTGATACATGGTATGAGATCAAAGCCAGAGGCCAAAACCTTTACGTTCCTATCCCGAGCTTTGCTACCCATATGGTTGTAGACAACCTAGCCCCTGGTATTGACTGGGAAAAGATATGGACAACCCAAACCTCATAAAACCTCAATACTCGGTCATTATGCTGATCTTCCACAGGACACCAAAGCTTATGGAGATGGCTTTTGATTGTGCAGCCTCAGTTAAAAACCATTCCAAAGATTACGAGTTCATCATTGTAGATAACGGATCAACTGAAAGATATGTGTGGGAAAAAGAGTGCGACACCTACATTAGGTTTAATCAGAATATGGGGATATCGCATGGCTGGAATACAGGATTAAGGGTAGCTCGTGGCAAGTATAAGGTCGTTATTGGTGATGATGTTCTAGTTAGAGAAGGTTGGCTTGATGCGATGGCAGAGGCGATGGAGATGCCAATGGCAGGGATGGTTAACCCACATGTGGAACACTTACCACCAGGGCAGGGGATCGTTGAGGATTATAAATGGCCATCTGGTGCATGTTTTATGCTAACTCAGAAAGTTATTGACAGGGTAGGATACTTTGACCAGGATACATACTTTCCCTGCAACTTTGAGGATCATGACTACTGGACAAGGTTACTCAAAGCGGGCTTTAAGATATATAAGAACCACGCTATGACTGTCCGGCACAAGGAAGGGCAAACGCTCCACGCCCCTGATCTATCCAAGCACTTTAACGAGATGAAAAGACGCTTTATGGCAAAACATGGCTTTGATAATCAGGATGTATTCTGTGGTGACAAACCCTTTCCCTTCACTTAGTTGATAACCTCCTTACTTTTACTGCTACCCTTTGGCTATGAACATGATTAGAGATGTATCCCAAGAAGGCGAGATAGCCCCTGAGGCAGAAGAAAAACCTATCCAGTCAGAAAAAAGTATCTCTGCTCCTGTTTTTAATGAGCTTGCCGAAAGAGCGATCTTCGAATCCTTAGGTATTGAGGGAGAAACAGAGAAGCACAAATACTACTCCAATATGCAAACTCTTTTTGATTATGCCAAGTCCCAAGGTGGAGAGATGACCCCTGAGGCTGTTAAATCCATCATTAGGGAGCTGGAGATTGAGATCGGCTCACCACCTATCTCTGAGAAACGTATCAGCTATTTAGCCAGATATGCCTATCTTCGCCTTGAGGAATCAAAGCTTAAACAGGAAAGAGAAAGGATGAAAGGATGAGCGTTCAGGACGGATGGAAAGAGGTTGGCTTAGGCAGGCCTGATGCAACAGATTGGGAAGAGCATAGCGCAGTTGGCGATGTTTCAACAGGGAGACGATTCAAAGCAGTCCAGATTGTGCCTAATGTAACCATTATTGATGATGTAAATGGTAACCAATCGTTGATGTATTTTGGTTTCTCCAAGCCTGGAACAGCTACCTCCGCTGCCTTGTGGCGGATAATGAAGCTTAGTGTATCTGGTGGAGTCAGCACTTTTACCTACGCAGATGGAGATGACAGCTTCAATAATGTCTGGAATGACAGGGTTTCGCTTGCTTACTCTTAACTAGGTCCTTGATAACCTCTACGAAGGTTGCTCTATCCTACAATCATGGCAGCACCTAGAGGAAATAAAAATGCAATGGGTCATAAAATGACTATGGAAAATAGACAATTGATGAGAGAAGCTAACTTGGGACAAAAAAGACACACGACACCACATACAGAAGAAACTAAGAGGAAGATAAGTGAGAGCAGGAAGGGTAAAATGGTCGGAGAAAATAATCCAGCATGGAAAGGTGGCTTAAGAAGTCAAAATTACATTGAGAGGCGTAAGTTCCAAAGAGAATTGCAAAAAACGGTACTTGAGAGAGACGATTATACATGTCAAATGTGCGATCAACGTGGCGGTGATTTGCAGGTAGACCATATTCAATCATGGGCTGACTACATTGAACTCAGATTCGACATAAATAACTGTAGAACATTATGCGTAAGATGTCATTATAAGATTACGTACGGCAAACCTATGCCTGCCGAAGTTAGAGCATGGGGACACAATTTTATGAGGAGGGTCATAACATAGCAGCAACATTTGAATTCAATAGAGATACAGGTACCCAAACAGGTACCCCAACTAAGGGTACAACTAGGACTGCAGCAGTTACGGATGCGAACTGGAAAAACACTGATACTTACGGTACAGCATATTCAGCAGCCCCTATCACTGCGGGTAACAACTCCTTTGAAATCTGGACCTGTGGTAAATTCTCAGGAACATTTAATCAGATCTCGGAAGGGTTATGGGCTCATACCGCTACAGCCTTTGGAACAGGTTTAACATTAAAATCTACCCCAGCTTGTACAGGAGACGGTGACAGACTCCTCTATACAACCCCATCGGCTACAGCTAACGCCAATTTAACGGTTGATGCTACCTCAGCGATTGCTATAGCATCGGGAGTAGCCGTTTTCTTTGGAGCTACAGGCCCAGAAGCCACTGGTAAAGCTGCTACTATGGCAACTAATCCCTGCTATACTAATTTTTTGACAACCCAACTACAAACAACAGTCTCAGCAGCAGCTGGAGACACAGCAACAGTTACCCTAACACTTTCGTACAATGAAAATTGAGCCTATAGTTTAATTAGCACATTGACATTTATATTACAATAAAATATAAATGTCAAGAGTGATATAACGAAAACTAAAACTATGAAAACTAAAAACATATTTTGTGCAAATGAACAGGAAATTACTTCCCATAAAGTAACCGTTGATACCAATGGTGAATTACTTTTTACCTGTGAATGTGGCAGGTTCGTCAAGCTTCCAGGGGATACACAAAAAGCCGAGATTACTAAAGCCTTAGATAGACATGAAGAGGCTAATCAGGGCCAGGTTACACAGGCTGCAGTAGAGGAACAAAACCAGGCTAAGCTCACGAAACTCCTAGATTCGGAGAATTAACAGATGGCTCTATATACAATCTCCAATGGACCAATGCAAACAACGGCTGCTTTTGCGTCCGTTACTACGGGAACTGCAATCAAGACCATGTTGCAAATTAAACCTTCGGCTACAGTCGTAGCTAAGATTAAAGAATGGGGCATCTCCTTTGATGGTTTGGCTGCAGCCACACCAATTAAAGTTGAGCTTATTGAAACTGATGTTGCAGCAACTGTAACAGCTTCAGTGGCTAATGATATTTCAAAGACTGATGCAAATGCCCTATCTGGCGGTGATCCAACTACTAACCTTATCGTAGTGGGTACAACTGCTACAGGGTATACCGCTTCTGCAGAAGGAACTATAACAGCCGTTAGGAATTTAGATTCTCCAAAGTTTATTGCTCCAACAAATCAATATGAAAAACAATTTCCTTTAGGAAATGAGCCCATTATTCAAATTTCTAAATTCGCCAGGATAAGAGTAACAGCGCCTGCAGCAGTTAACTGCTATTGCTATATTTTGGTGGAAATGTAGGCATATTGCTATTTCTTTGGCTCGAGATTTAATCCTGCAAAAGGACCAATACAATGGGACTTAAATATCTTTTCACAGTTGAATATACCGACGGAACAACCAAGAAACAAACCCCTCAAGATAATTCCAAGCTAGAGCCAGATACCAGGTCTGAATTTTATGATGTTCTCCATAGTGGAAAGAGTATCAAGACATTTACCCTAAGGGAACATACATTGTTTTTTCCAAAGTGGTTATCAGTTGATCTAACAACAGGCAAGCTTACCCATAACCTCAACAAGAAAGATATTTTCTTTGAAGGGGATATGAAAACTCCTCCTCCAAAAAAAAGAGAGCTCATTTTCTACCGCCAACACCAGCACGACTTTAATCAACAAACTCACCAGGAGATAGCACATAGAGTTACCTACTGTATAGGTTGGCAAGCTAATATAGACGGCAAAAACTACAAACAAATCTGGGGGGTTACTTAAATGGCAGTCGCATACGACTCACAGGCAGATAGATCAAGGAATGGTTCAAACTCATATACTGTAGCACTTTCAACGAGTGGAACAGATAGAGTTATTATTGCCGAAACACATACTTCAAATAATGAGGATTTAACGCCATCAGCTTCAGGCCTTACATTCGTTCAAATAGGTTCGGATTTATCTTTTGCAGGAAACGGTAGAATGAAGATATGGCGAGCTTTTGCCAGTTCGAAATTAACTGCTTTAACCGTTACGCTTACTAGTACTAATTTTCCTCAAAGTCATGCTTGTATTACAACATGGTCAGGAGCTGATACAACAGGTACGAACGGTTCAGGGGCTATTGGTGCTACAAATACGGTGACGAGTGGGGGTGCTACAAGTTCTTCTGCGGCTATTACAACAACGATCGGTAATGCTCAGGTCATTGGACTGTTTGCGGAAACAGAAGCAAAATCAGTATCAGCAGGATCAAATCAAACGGTAAAATCATACTCAACGACTGAAGCGCTTTCGAGGGGTGTTATAATACAAAGAAACTCTTTAACTACAACTTCGGGGACTAGTGTCACTGGTAATGTTACATGGAGTGGTTCAGTTGCTTCTGGTGGGATGACTTTAGAGATAAAACCACCAGCAGTCACATCTATCCCACATAAGATTTATAAATACATGCAAGCTGTAAACAGGGCAGCGAGGTACTAATATGGCAAGGCTAGGGCTAGGACAACCATTTAAACCACTTATACGTCGTTTTCGCATTTTATTAACGACAATAACGACAACCCAAACTATCACAGGATTAGCTAGAATCACAGCATCAACTCTTAAAACCCTAACAGGACTGTCAAGAATCACTGCTACAGCCTTACAAACAATCACTGGTAAAGCTCGCATTACAATTATTACTTCTCAAACGCTTGCTGGTTTGGCTCGCATAACAGGGATAACCACTAAAACATTATCAGGAGTTGCCCGCATCGCTGCGACTACAACCAAGACTATTACAGGGCTTGCTAGAGTTACAGTAACTACAACCAAAATTATCAATGGGCTAGCTAGAATAACCGTCCTAACACTTAGGACACTAACAGGACTAGCTCGGATTACAGCAACGACTACCAAAACCATAGCAGCTGTTGCAAATATTAGAGCTACAACAACACGAACCGTCACTGGAAAAGCTCTGATTATGTCTACAGTAGTACCTACTCCTCCAAGAATTATTTTTGTTGATGGTATGCCCGCCTATAGGGTTAACGACCTCTATTACATTCTAATCTAACCTTGATAACCTCTACTTACCTAGGAATACTATCTATATATGGGTAGAACTTTACAGGACATTCTAATAGACGCAAATGCTTACCTTGATCTTGAGGCCTCAGCTCCCACAGGTACAGAACTTGTCACCAGAGCAAATTATGCCAATCAAGCAGTGCTTGATGCTTCAGCTGTAGCTCAGTTTTCTGAGTTTTACCAGATCTATGAGGTTATGGTTTCTAATAACGCCTCGGTATCATTGCCTAACTTCAGAGAGTTTACGCTTGCGCCGAAGCAGTATGTGGGCGGTGGATGGGTAGATTTTCTTGAGATTAAGCCTCAGGAAAGGTTTAACAAGACAGCAGATGAAAAGTATTGCTATGTTGTGGGAAACCCTGCTACAGGCTATACAGCGGTCTTTAACGGCTTAACAGCCAACGCCACCCTGTCTATGGATTTTCAAAGATTCCCCTCTGGGCTTTTAACCCTAACAGATGTTTGTGAGCTGTCTGATCCGACCTATGTTACGGCTAGAGTTGAAGCTTATGTTCTGGAATCAAGAAACAATGATAGATTCCCGATTGTTAAAGCTGAGGCTAACGGAAAACTTCAAAATATGGTCGGTAGGGAGATGAAAACCCCAGGTGGCGGAACAAATACCACCCCAAGACAGGGCACAACAGCATATAGCATCGGTTGATAACCTCCATATAGACTGCTCTAGCATAAGTGTGTGCCAATAATTGATACCAAAGTCCCCGCATATAAAAAGCAACGTGAACTCTCAGCTGAATGGGATACCTTTAGAAAGGGCTTAAACCTCCTTCTAAGGCCTACAGAGCTAGGGCGTGATGAATATGCTCAAGGTGATAACATCATGTTAATAGGCTCAGGTGTACCTACAGGCAGATGGGGAACAGCCACATACTTTACGGTTAACTCCACAGGCGCAATCCGAGGGTTTGCTTCTTACAATAATATAGCCTCACTAACTAATGAGATCCTCGCTTTATCAGATGAGGGGTTTATAGCCAAGAAAAACGGGTCAGGGAGTACTGTCGTTACAGGTCAGTCTTACCCATCAGGCTCAACTGTTAGATCAGAACAGTTAGGAGGGTTTACTTACCTTGTATCAAAAGACAGACCCTTAACAAGGTATAACGGGACATCCTTAGATGTATTTGCCACAATCTCACCTCCAACAATCGGCAGTGCTACTAATATCTCGGGAGCTTCAGGATCATATATCTGGAGCTGGGTTGTTACGGCCTTAGGGTCAAACGGGGGAGAAACAAACCCTTCTGCACGAATTTTCCTACCTAACCTTCCGCAGGATTTAAGCAGGACTAGAGTTGATGTTTATTGGTCAGCACCCTCAGCAGCTTCACTTGCAGGCTTTCAGATTTATAGGGGGCTCCCTGGAGACGAAACATTTCTAGCAGCGGTTGGGGCATCAACAACTATCTATGTCGATACAGGGCAGCCTGGATCAGAGATCATCTTGCCACCTTTATCGAACACCACAGGTGGAGTAAAAAGTGAGTTTATTAACAAAGATCCAGTCGGGGACAGGTTGCTTATGGTTGATAAGGACGTTCCAACTAAGTTACTGATCGGGGGAAGGTTCCCTAATCATGCTAAATTTAACTGGGTAGATGGTGGGGGCTCTGTTTATGTGGGCCCTGATGACGGGTTCCCTATCACAGGCTATGAGGTGCAACCAGGCTCTAACAAGATTACTGTTTTTAAAGAGATAGGCTCCTACTCGGTAGAACTACAACAGATATCGATCGGGAGCTTCGTCATTTTAGATCCTCAGGTAGCCCCAATCTCAACAGGGGTGGGGTGTACAAGCTTTGATACTATCCAGGTAGTTGAAAACGATATCTTCTACTTTGGCAGGCAAGGGCTTTATGTTGTGGGCTACGAGCCTAACTTTCTATCTATCATCCGTACTAACGAGATATCAGCCAAATTAAGGCCATATTTAGCTCTACTTAACGCTGAGGATTATGCAAACTGTTGTGCGATGTATGTAAACAACAAATATTTGCTCTCCTTCCCTAATAGAAAGGAGATAATTGTATATGATCGGGAGAGAGGTTGTTTTGCAGGTATATGGAAGTTGCCGTTTGGAGTAACCAAAATGACCAAGTATGTTGACGGGTCAGGGACGGAAAGGTGGGTTTTGGGCACCAATGAGGGCAATCAGACATATACTTTTGAGGCTTCAGTTAACTCAGATAACGGGACAACTATTACAAAAACGCTCAAGTCCAACAAGGAGGCTTTTAATTCATGGAGCCTTTTAAAAATTCTTAATCTCTTTTATGTCCTGCTAAGAAACATCACAGGTACAGTCACAGTCAACATTCTTTCGGAGAATAGGGCAGGGATAACCCAAACCATAAAAACCTTTACCATAACAGGAAGCGCAATCTCAGGAAAAACAGGCTGGGGGTCTAATCTTTGGGGAGGGAATCTTTGGGGAGTTTCAAGAGGGACTTCAGTTACAGGATCAGATGAGTTTACCAGATGGGGACAGCTATATAAGGAGTCAAGGCTTGTTCAGATTGAGGTTTCCTGCACTGCTCCTGCTTCAAACTTTGAATTTTTAGGCTCAAGGATTACAGCTAACTCTCAAGGTGAAGGTTCACTCTCAAGCTCTCAGAGAGTCTAATACTTGATAACCTCCTTTGTTTCTGAACTACTCTTAGGATCATATGGGAGCACTACTTTCTCCAACATCAGATAACTTTGTACAAAAGACTCTGGGAGCTCAGCTTTTAGCAGGAGCCACCACAGTTACTTTAAACAACACCACGAACATCCCTAACCTTCCAGGGGCTTTTATTGTAGACAGGATTGATACAAATTCAGTTGAAACACCTAGCACACGAGAGGTCATTACGTATACTGGAGTTTCTGGATCTACCCTAACAGGATTAGCTAGAAACGCTGATGGTTCAGGCTCAGATCAGGCTCACGCCATTAATGCCATTGTTGAATTTGGACCTGATGTATTGTGGGCACAATCAGTCTATGATGCGATCACAAAAGTTGTCGTAGCCTCAACAGGGCTTTTAGATACAACCAAAGTAGTTGATCTAGCCACAGCTCAAACGCTGACGACTAAAACCTTAACTTCTCCTACAGTTAATACTCCAACTATAGGTACATCTATCATAGTTAATGATGTGTACAACATGGGGACAACTCTAACAGGAGCTACCACGATTGACCCTGTTAATGGTGACAGGCAAGGTGGCACTATGACAGGAAATATTTCAATTACCTTAACAGCGCCTGCAAGTAACAAGAAGAGAACCTTAACACTCTATTTACTTGAAGACGCCACAGGTGGGCGAACCATTACCTTCACCACAACAGTAACTTGGCAAGATGCCATCACTCCCATTTGGACTACCACCGCCAGTAAACTTAATGTTGCTGTCTTATATTACGACGGCGCATCTTGGTTTGGCATGGGCGCAAAGTTTGCTTAATTTATATATATATGGCTCAACTATCAACAACAGGGCTTCTTGCTCATCCTAGCTTAAGGGCATATTGGAAGCTAGAGGACCTAACCGATTCTGCTAGCTCAAACACACTCACAAATAATAATTCTGTGACTTTTGCAGCAGCTAAATATTCTAATGGTGCAGATTTTGGATCCTCTAATACTAATAAATCTTTAACCATAGCTTCTGAACTTTCTACTCAGGGAAACTCAGATGTTTCTATCCATTGTTGGGTCCAGTTAAAGACAGAGATTGGTAGTGGAACCTACGTTTTTTTTGAGCACTCCGCAACTACAGGTTCAGACAGATACTTAAATCTTAGCTATGAATACAATGCGGGAACTAGAAGACTTGTTCTAGATGCTGGGGCTACAAAGGTCACAGTTAATACCACAATGGGGACTTCTAGTTGGTATCACCTCGCAGGAACTCGCAATAACTCAGGCAACGCAACAGCCTTTTATATAAATGGAATCTTAGTAGGTACTAGTACTGTTGGAGCAACAGGAAAAACACAACAAAAAGTAAGCGTAGGCGCAGACACAGCAGGGGCTAGCTTCTCTTCCGCAATCGTTGATGATGCAGCCCTGTACCAAACTATCTTATCGGCCTCAGAGATAGCAGAAATATACAACGAGGTAGCAGGGTCTTCCAATACTAATTCACTTCGGTATAATTCTGCATCTTCTCAGAAGGTGACAGTTACGAATCCAACCGCCTTAAACTCGTTGGCAGCGATGACTGTTGAGTTCTGGTTAAGACCAACTACTATCTCGAATAGTCAAGGCTTTGTCTCTCGATCTAATGGTGGTGCAAGCCACAACTCCTGGACAATCAACACAGACGGCGGCGGTACAAGCGCTATTCAGATGTCTATCGAATCTGCGTCAACAGCATTTTTTGGCCATTTTGCAACTGCCCCCAGTAGTACTTTAGTCGTTGGTCTCTGGCAACACTATGCTTGGGTGTTTGACGGTTCCCAGACTGGTAATGCTGCAAGGCTCGTTCTCTATGTTAATGGGGTGGCACAAACCTTGACCTTTTCAGGTACGATTCCTGCGGCACTCACTTCAGTTACTCAAGATCTCTCTTTAGGTTATCGTGGTGATTCTACTAACTATCTCAATGGGTACATGAACGAGGTCAGGGTTTGGAATACTGCCAGAACTCAGGCACTGATTAGAACTAATATGACGGCACAACTCATCGGCTCGGAAACAGGACTGATTGAATATTGGAGATGTAATCAGTCATCTGGTACAACACTCACCGCAACAACAGGGACGAGCGGAACACTCACAGGATGGACAGCAGGAAAAGAGGGCTGGACAGTAGACGTGCCTTACTCAGCTTCGGCTACAAAAAACAACTATGCAATGGCGCTGAGTAACTCTTCTTCCCAAGCCTTTACAATTATAGATGCCTCCTCACTTAAACCCACAGGAAGCTTTACGATTGAAGCTTGGATAAAAACTACTGATACTAGTGATCAAGTAATTTTTCAGTCAAAATCAGAAAATACAGCTATAGCAGGGATCAATCTATATGTAGATGCCTCAGGAAAATTGGCTGGAAGATTGGGTAAAAATACAGGTACAACAGTAAATACGGACTGGAAGGTTATTGGAGGTACTTCAAGCTTAAGGGATGGGATTTGGCATCACGCAGCTTATACCTATGACGGTACTACAATGAAGCTTTATGTGGATGGGGTGGAAGAAGGAACCGCAACGCCAGGATTTAATGCTGTTTACGCAGGAACCAATTATGTGAGAATTGGTGCATGGAATGATACAGGCGCTAATTTCAGTTTTTTTAGTGGGTATATTGACGAAGTCAGACTATGGAGCGTCGCTAGATCAGCATCTGAACTTCTTGGTAGCAAACAAATTGATGTTACAGGCACAGCAAATCTTGTCTCCGTCTGGAAAGCTGAGAACAATGGCGTTGATTTAGTTGGTTTTAACAATGCTACACCTGTAAATTCTCCAGTATTTTTATCCAGCACACCTTTTGCTTTATATCCTGGAGGGTCAAAACCTTTATTTTTTAACCAATTATAATGACAGACCTAAGCTATTGGATGGGAATAATAAGTTTTGCGGGAGTGGCCTTCTTGGGAGTCTCCACTTTTCTCACTAACTGGCGTAGCGGTAAGGATAAGGTTGGTAATGAAGTATTGGTTTTATATAAGGAACAGGTTTCAGCCCTAGAGGCGGATGTTTTACGGGCCAGAGATAGAAGTAATGAACTTGGTAATCAGATGCAGACTCTATCTATAGAGCTGGGGAAACTTAAAGGGGAGATCGTAGCAAGAGATAAGCAACTATCCGAGTATAAGGAGATCTTTCAGAACAGAGATCCAGAACTCCAACAAGTACTAACCGAGATTCGGGATTTTATGGGCGACATACATAAACAGTTAATCACAAATGAGGTTCGTAACATTAAGATCGATAAAACAACCAGAGAGGAGACGGGAAAGGTGCTCAGAAACAAATGATAATTAATGATCGCATTGGCACATATCTAGCTACTGGGCGTTCTTGGAATACTCGCAACGTTAATACGATTAAAAAGTTTTCGATCCATCACGATGCAATTCCACAAGATAATAGAACTGCGGATCAGGTAATGTCATCAATCTTTCGGATTCATCACGAAAAAAATGGTTGGCCTGGAATGTCTTACCATTACTATGTGCATAGTGACGGTACAGTTTATCAAGTCAACAAACACGAGTGGATTACCTGGATTGACGGTATTAATTTGGATGCTATAGGTATTGTTTTAAACGGTTACTTTCATAGCCCCCACAACAATTCCCCCACTCCTCCTCAGCTAAAGTCACTAAAAGAATTATTGGATAAGCTTTGTACTCAACACCCTGAGTTCCCTGCCTCCCAAAAGGATGTTACGGCCCATCGAGAGAGGGGCCAAACTGCTTGCCCTGGCGATAAAGCTTATCCTTATATTAAAGAATACAGAGATAAGCTAGGTGACGTTAACTGGGCATCCCCTCCTCAGCCTCAACCAGGAAATCAAGTTCCAGAATATCTAAAAACCATGCTCCAAGAGCAACAATTGGATATTAACAACGAGTCCCAAATGAGGGCCTTTTTCCAAAAAGCTATTGATTTTGCAGATATTAAAAAAGATCGAGATAACCTTGCCACCAAAAACGCCAATGCTTTAAGAGCCCTAAACTAATGCTTGTACTGATATTGCTAATAATTTTAATAGTTCTACTCCTCGGAAGAGGGCTTTAATAGTCGGGGGCGTGGGCTTGTTCAGGCACAAGCTCACCTCCTTGCCTAATTAGGCGAGATTAATGAAAACTATTGATTTAGTGGTCAATGATGCCCGAAAATTCTTTTTTCATATACCAAGAAACAGGCTTGACAGGAGATACCAATTAACTGTTATAAAGATGTGGATTGCAGCGTTTGCAGGGTTGGGGATTGTGATGATCTTTGCAGTCTTTGGTAACCCTTTTTAAGGGAGGTGATATTTATGGAAACATTGACTTTAGGAGCCGCTATTATTGCGGTGCTTGAGTGGATTAAGTCACTGGATACTAAAAACTTAATTAGTAATTATATAACATTACCTGTTGCTATTATTTTAGGAGCGGTAGCAGGATATGCCCACTTTCTAGGGACCCAAAGTATTGAACAAGGAGTAGTGGCAGGGTTTTTAGCCGTTGGGATTCATACAACAGCTCGTGCTGCTGGCAGAGCGCAAAGAGATAGTAGGTAATTATATTGGGGTTAGTTCGTAGATGGCCTAGCCCCAACAAAAAGGGAAGGTTAATATGTCGCTAGAACTACGACACGATCAAGAACAACCAATGCACAACTACCAACTAGACAGGGTAGAAGTGCTCGAAAGAATGAGAAGAGCGGGGCTTTATACAGGCTCAGGGACAACACCCGACCAGCGGGGGTGGGTCAAAGAGCGTGATGATCACAGGTGTCAGTTTCATGAGTTTAAGAAGATTCCGCAGGGTTATGAGTGGCAACAGTGCCACAGGACAGAAAACCGTAACCTAGCGGGTCAGGAGTTAAGAAGAGCAAGAGGAAGACAAAGATGGCAACTAGAGGTCCATCACATCATTGCGCAATCAGAGATGAGGGCTAATCCCACAAGGCACGGAGGGGAGCAACCGAACAATTTAATTACTCTATGTGCGGGGCTTGCAGGGGAAACAGGACATCATGACTTAATGTCCCCTGGAATGATAATGGCAAAAATGATGTATCCCACAGATCATACAAGTTATGACAGGTGGCTTACCCACATAAGAGAAGCCGAAGGGAAGGGCTTAAAGATGCACAACACAGACTGGGACGGAATGCTCAAAATGGTAGCTCGTACCAGGACAGTTGAATTTTTGCGAAGGGAAAACAAACAATTTCCTTACGCCAAAGAACGATGAAAGAATATGAAGCGGTTTATGTATCGGGACCGATTACAAACTCCGATCCGGAAATAATGCGGACTAACCTTTTACGAGGTTCTGAGGTTGGGGCAAGACTCTACGAACAAGGCAAGCTCCCTTTTATCCCCCATGCTAATTCTGAAAAATTGCGAGACTATACCCACATGGAGTGGCGTGACTATATGCGTATTGATATAGAGCTCCTAAAACGCTCTGATTCTATTTACATGATGAATGGATGGCAAAACTCAAGAGGGGCCAGAATAGAGCACTTTTTGGCCCTTAGGTGGGGCAAGAAACCATACTATGAGGAGGAGTCATATGGGTGAGATCCTTGAACCCACCCCAGAACAAATACTTCATCTCGACAGAAGGAGCTCTTTTGACGAGCGGCAAATCATGATAAAAAAGGTGATGGCTGAATCGGATGCCCGAACACAGAAGGTTCTGTACTATAACCCTGTGACTGAAGGACTCCTCCAGTTCAAGATTGGCTTCGCTCTCGCCAGAAGGTTAATGGATCATGTGACCAAAAAGTTTGATATTGATGAGCATTATCTAGCTTTGGATGGCTTGTGGGAGAAGGGTTTTCAAAAATTCTTAACTGAAGAGAGGCCACCGGAGACACCCGCGGAACCAAAGTATAACGTCTGTGATAAGGGACACGAGACCTTTTTGGTGCGAATGCAGTATAGGATATGCAGAGCGTGTGACCCTCCTTACATAGAATGGGTTAACGAACTATGAACTAGTTCTCAGATAAAACATTATGATGTCCCTTCTGAACAGTAAATGGAGGGTTGATAATTACCGTTTCTACCAGTTAGCATTGCTGTCGTTCCCATAGCTCTAGCCTCAAGTTGACCTATTCTGACTCAGTTGACAAATTCTTTATAACAGACTATGATTACATCATATCGTTTAGTTGCTAAGGCAGAAACGCCTTAACCGAATCTTCGTATGACACCCACGCAAGTCATTAGAAGATTTAGATAAGACCTCTCTGGGCAACTATGACGTTATGCATAGATGCCAGACGAACTTATAACACAAACAGAATTACTTGTAAAGAGATTAGAACCTCATTTTAGGACTAATGTTAACCTCAGACAACACCTTAAGATAGCTCCTCAAAACCTATACTACAAAATTTCACAAAATGATCTTGCTAAAAAATATGACGTTTCAGTTACCCGTATCAATCAGATAGTTAAATTCTACAGAACTCGAATTGAACCTCTCGTAGCCAAGATGGAGGTTACCCAATGAGCCAGAAGTTAATTTGTACTTGGTGTTTAAAAAAAGCTAAGGCATTGGTTCTTAATCCAATCTCTTGTGCTGCTAAAAACTCTATATACCAATTTCCCTCGGATTACTGCTGCCTTAAATGTGAGAAAGCAATTAACAAGTTACTAAAAAGACAATCACCTGAGCAGATCCTCTTAGACATTGCACAACCTGCTGGAGAAGAAGCACAAGGAGTCTACCAATGATTTTTGTTTACCTAACCATAGCTATCTTTGCTATTGCCTATGCTCTTGGAGGAGATGAATCATGAATTTTGAACAAATCATAGCGGATTACAAGGAACATAAAGATGATCCTGACTGGATTAGTAATGCTTGCGTAGAGGTAGCTGCTTATCTTTTTACACACAACACTAATATGGCTAAGGCTGAACTCTTAGAAAAACAAAGCCTAGTCGCTCTTTTAACACAAACACCCGCAGAAGGCGAAAAGAAACTATCTGTAGCGGAGTCTGAAAACAGAGCGGTAGTTAACACACAAAACCACTATGGAATATTAAAAGCCCAGTCTGAGGCAGTAATTGAATTCATCAATGCCCTTAAAACAAGATCAAGAGTTTTAGAGGGGGAAAGGAAACAAGCATGAATTGTCCGATTTGTAAAGGCGAGATGTGGGATAACAAAGCTAAAAAAGCTTCAGGGGCAATGAATCCTAAAGCACCTGACTTTAAATGTAAAAACCCTGAGTGTGATGGTGTTATCTGGCCTCCTAAAGGAACTACTCCTCAACCTGTATCCGAGTATAAAGGTGAACCAACATGGAACTCAAACGTCAAGCTTCCTCCAGCAGGGGTTGATGACAGGGAAAGACGTATCCAAAGACAACACAGCCAGGAGATGGCACTCATAGATTTTGCAAACAAAGGGATTAGTAGCTACACCGATGAGCAGTTGGTGGGGCGAATTAATTTTTTTGTTCAGGATCTCGAAATTTAGTTTTGATGTACAGCAATTGCCTTAGCTGGTTGCAGACGGCCAGCTAAGGGTCAGATACTCCTAGCCGAGGGGGGCAGCTTCGGCTAGACATACCTGACCAAGGCGTGAGTGATCACGTTAAATATCTGCCTATATGAACCAAACTATTTCGAGATTACAACCAGATACAACTCAGATAAGGAGGTTTTTATGTTTATAAAAGCCGAGAGCATAGGTACTCAGTCAAGAAAAAAGACCTAATTGAGATATGCGCTTCATGCCATAGAAAGAGACATAAAAAAATAATATGAATAGTCAGCTACCAGATTTTCTAATAACTCCATCAATACTTCTAAAAGATCGTGATATTCACACACGAGATTACCAGGTTTATGGTTTAGTTTACTGGTTTGGAAAACAGAAAATGGAAAAATGTATAATATCCAACTCTCAAATAGCTAATTTACTGGGGTCGTCTGCTAAATCAATATCGAACTCTTTATCACGACTGGATAAAAAAGGCTATGTTAAGGTAGTACTTGATGATCAATCTCACCGCCTTGAAATAATTCCTCTCATAAGCTTTACCCCTCCACTCACGAG